GTGATAGATCCGGATTTTCTCGCGCCCATTTAATTAATTCATCTAATCTCATTTCTTTTTTAACTTTGATTTTCATTGTTATATCTCCTCTTGAACAGTAAATTTATCGTTAATTGATACGTATCCAGTCACATTACATAAGATGCTATCAACATCAAAAGTCACACAACAGTTGCGTTCAACATCATTTGAATAGAATCTTTTATTACCTGATAACTTGGGGTTATCCCAAGCCCATTGGATAAGTTCAGGTAAATTCATTTCTTTTTCAATTTTGATTTTCATTGTTTCCGCCCTTTTAAAATAAAGTTAGTTGCTTCTGTTCCTCGTATTCCAAACCATGTTGCTTTATATATATTTCGAGCTCTTCAGCAGTATCAAATGTCTTTTTAACGCCTTGCCAACCTGGTACGATATGCCCGTGAAAGTAATAAGTGCTGTTTACTACATGGATATGTGCCACTCGTTCGTTATCCTGATACAGATATCTCTTAGATCCAAAGAATTGATTTAGGTATTCTTTGCGTGCGTTATCTGTCATGGTCATCACTCCCACAAGTCAAAAGCTCTTTGGACGTAAAACTTCGCCTTTGCTAAATCCTCATGACCATTCTTTAACGGTGCTCTAGACAAGTATTTGATTGCATTACCTATTGCGAATGCTAGTTGAGGTGGATACTGTGCAGTAACCTGTTCGATAAAATCTATAATTTCAATGTCGCCGTATGTGTAGTGCGCTGGTTGCTTAACATTGTCTTGCGCTTCGTTCATATCTACTTTTCTGTTACTGATTACGCTCATTATGCTTCACTCCATTTCTTGAACATTTGGTTATAAGTGACATCGAACCAGTACGGATCACGTGAATGTTTTTGTGGCGTTCCATCATAAAGCCATGGTCTTAATCTTCTCTTTCTTTCCTGTTCATATTCCGCTCTCACATTTCGTTGGTATCGGTTCAAAATCGCTTTTTTTCTGATTTTTTCTCTCCCTTTTTCTTCATCTTTTATTTGACTCTTCATATATTCAACTTCTTCTTTAGATTTTGAGTCCTTTCTTCCACACAATAATTCATCGCCGCGCATTTTATGTTTGTATCTATATCTAAGAAGTTCTGGAGATATATGATATTTTTCTGAAACTTCTCTCAATGTCATTAGTTTTCCTTTAATACGCACTCTTATAACTTTTCTTCTAGCCATCATTCCACCTCTAAATCTAAAACCTTGATATTTATAACGTTATATTTTAATAGTTCACCTGGATTATTAAATAAATAGTCCGCCAAATTTTCTTTTTCTTTATCAATCTGATTGTAATTAACACTTTCGACTTCTGTAGGAATTCTAATGTCAACAGAAGCATTGATATAAGCTTGATGTTGCATGCAATCACACTCCTAATCCTTCATATAAAACGGAGAAGTAAACCCGTCACTATTCAAATTCAATCCTTTTGCCCAATCAACAGGCTTATTCATGATAGTTTCGATTTCCTTAAGTCCATTTGAACCTCTAGGTATTTCTACAATTACTTCATCATGGACATGGCCAACTATTTTAAAACCTAATGCTTCAAGCCTTGCTATAGAAATCGCAAGTAAATCCCTTGCAGTTGCTTGAACAATATTCTCGACTAACTTCCCACCATACGTTTTTAACTTTGACCATTTACGGTTAAGATCTAACCCCATAAATTCAACAACTTGACTACCCCAACTATTTTCACCAACTAAAGCTTTTGGATAAGCTAAAGCTCTTCCACTAGGCAGTTCAATCATTAGAAAACCTTTTTTCATATAAAATCTAAGTCCATGTGTATGATGCGTCTTTCGGGATTTTACAGTATTAATTGCAGCCTCTTGGCAAGCCTTCCAAAAATTAACTATGTTAGGATTTGCCTTACGCCAACTATCAACTAAACCTTGTAACTCGTTTTCTTCAATGCCCATTTCCAATGCACCCATTGCTTTTAAAGCTCCAGCGCCACCTTGATAGCCTAAAGCTAATTCGGACACTTTTCCTTTTTGTCTGAGAGGGTCGCCTTTAGTTATGCTTTCTACCGGTACATTAAACATTTGAGAAGCCGATGCTTCATATATCTTTCCGTGTGTGTTGAACACATCTAAACGCCATTGTTCTTTTGCATACCATGCTATGACTCTTGCCTCTATTGCAGAAAAATCACTTACTGCTAGTTCATTACCTTCTTCAGCAGTAAATGTCGTCCTAACTAATTGACTTAATAAGTCTTGAGGATGAACATTGAGTAATAAATCTAAATCGTCAAAACGTTGTTCTTTAATAAGATCTCTTGCTATTTCTAATTCAGTATCTGAAATATAATGCTTTGTTAAATTCTGAAGTTGTACACCTCTACCTGCCCATCTTCCAGTACCGGCACCGTAGAATTGAAACAGACCTCTTACCCGTTCATCACTGCACATCATGTCATGCATTTTGTTGTATTTTTTCACACTGGTTTTAGACATTTGCAATCTAATTTCTAGCATTTTTTTAGCTTTTCCTGTTGCTTCTTTTAAGTACTCCTGAACCGTTTTCTTTTGTAAATTAGGTATATCTAATCCTTGTTCATCCTTTAACCAAGCCAATAACTGTGTAGGACTATTAGGATTTTCTAAACCTGTTATATGTTTAGCTTGTTTAAGCAATTCTTCTTTACTCTGCTTATCGAGCACATTAGCTCCTAACATCAATGATTTAGAAAGCTTAATACCTCTGTCGTTTATATGTTGGTCAAAAACCCAATATGTTTGTTCAATTGCAGTTACTGGAAAGTCTTTAATTTTATTAGCAATCGCCATTTCTACTTCTACATCTCGAATACAGTAATCTATAAATTGTTGCCATTTTTCAAGATCATGTTCAGGTAGGTTTCTTGTTCTTCCTCCATTAACTTTTGTTGGTTTACAAGGTATAGAGAAATAACGAATTAAATTTTTACCTGCTTTATCTTTTTGGCTTTGTAGTCTTAAAACTTCTCCAACTTTATCAAGCGAAGCAGGTAAGCCAATACGCATTGAATTAACCATTGTGCAAATCCATTCTTCAGGTGGCATCTGTTTATTAAAATGTTTAGCAAGACAAGTTCTTTCGAAATTAGCATTGAATGCATACTTTTTTACAGCAGGGTCAAATAGAGCAATTTTAAACGTCTCATAATCAGCGTGGAAAGGCTCATTATCTACTTTAGTCATGTCAATCGCACTAATCGCTCCACCATCTATCGAATAAGCTATAATTAAAATTTCGAAATCTTCAGCTTCTGTGTATTTATAGGCACCACATTTCGAAATATCGTTACTGCTGTATGTTTCAATATCTATATTCATAAATTTCAAATTCTTGACACCTCAATTTCTTTAAAATTAAAGTGGGGCTAAAAACCCCACCTATTGACTTATAAGAAATCCTCATCATCAGTGTCTAATTCATCAAAATCATCTTCTGCTGCACTTGCACCGCCAAGAGGTTCGCCTTTTTCTACAAGTTGAATGTTGTTCAATCCAACTGCGATACCCTTATTACCATTTGTGTTGAATGGAAATAAATTGATTGAAGCTCTAATATAGTCACCACTTACAATAGTTCCAGAATCCGTTAATCTAATTTTGTTTTGGTCAATAATACCAGGTGCTTGTTTGCTTGATGCGTTAATAAAATAAGCGTCTTGATAATTCACATCATCTTCTCTTTCAGTATCTCCATCACGTAATGGAAGTTTCAGATTTGCAGGAACTTTGCCTCCAAACTTACTAACTTTTCCTTCTTCTTTAGCAGCTTCTATAGCTTGTTCAATGGCTTTTATCGTACTTGTATCTGATTTAGGAATGATTAAACTGATTGAATACTTTGCTTCTTGCCCTTCTTGCATACTGTGAGGTTCAAAAATATGTGCATATGATGCTCTTACTTTTCCTGTAATCACTTTAGTTTTATTTAATACTTTTGCTTTCATGTTTATATACCGTCCTTTTTAATTTTTATAGTTTGTCAAAATCATCTTCAGCAGATTGCTTTATAGCTGGTCGTTTATCAGACTCGGTAGCAAGTGTTAATTTACCTTGTGGCTTTTCTATAAAGCCCTCTGTAATTTTAGAAAATGCTTTTTTACCAATTAATTTTTCTAATTTCGTAATGCTAAGTAACTTGGTTTCTGTAATATCTTCAGGTTTATAACCCGCTTCAACTAACTTTTCAAGCGTTGCTTTTGTATCAGTTATCATTCTTCGCGAACGACCTTCTACAAGCTTCCAACCAGGATAGTTTTTATCATTTCCTTTCGCTTGATCTAGCGCATAATGTTCTACTTCATCAGCCCATTTTTTGATATCAGGCAGTTTATATAAAAGTTCTGCAATCTCTTCATCACTTAACAAATGTGGTGGCTTTTGAGGCACATTTTGCATGTATTCTGCACGTGTTCTACATGAATGCTTTATCTTACAGAATCTACAATGACTACCTGCTTTAAACTCACCTTCACCGTTATAAGCAAGTCTGGCTAATGGTTTAACAAAATCGGTTCCCCATTGAAGTAATCTTGATATTGGTAACTCTTCAGTAGAAAAGTTATCTATTCGTGGTTGTATGATAGTCATGCGAACTGTATGAATGTCATACATTAAACTAAGCAGTTCATATGCGCCCAAGCCATATAATCTAAGTTGAGGATTATCTATAGCTGAAACTTCAATGCCTTTACCGTATTTAAGGTCAATAATTTCAAGTACACCACCTGAAAATATAATGACATCACCAGTACCAAAAGATTCAGGGACGTATTTACCTAAATCCAATTTTGTTTCAAATAAAGCTATTACATCGTCATCTCTACTCAAAGCCTCGTTATACTTTTCTTCTACATTAGCTACGTACTCTTCAACATATTCGCGCAACTCTTCACTGTAATATTGATTTCGCTTATAATTTTGAAAAGCTTTATTAAACTCAAACTGTGTTAGCCCTTCATATTTAAGACTGAAATATAACTCACTTAACTCATGAGCGAATGTACCTTCTTCAGCAAAAACTGAACTTTTATCTGCAATACCTTCACTTGCCTTAATACTCGGTGGACAGTTTAGCCATTGTTTCGCACCACTTGCACTTAGCTTTGCATGAGCTCTATTTGAGTGATCTAGCTTCATGCATTTATTCTCGCATTCATAAAATCAACAATTTTTTCATAATGATCTTCTTTGATAGTAGATAGCTTATCCGCACCAAGTTCGTTAAGTTTATTTCTAAATTCTTTCTTATCAGAAGTATCTGCTTTTTTAAGGAACTCTTTTCCTACTGATAAAACATAATCTTTAGTTAAATCAGCAGAAGTTTCCTTAACTTCTTCAACTGATTCCAGTTGAGCTGTTTCATCTTTTGGCATTGGTGCTTCTTTAACTTTCTCTTGTACAATTGATGAATCTACAGTTGATAGTTCAGTATTTAGCACACGTAAATTCTTATTTAATAGTTTTAATTCTTCAAAAATACCTTCTAATATTGCCATTGATTAACTCCTCCTTAAAATTGGTTGGCTAAACGAATCATTAACTTGATGCGTTCTTCTATTTCTCTAGGGTCATCACTTTGTTCGTTTAATCTTGCCAATAACTCGAATTGTTCTTCTAATATCTCTTTCTTACGTTCTACAACAGTTAAATGTAACTGCGGTTCAACAACACGCCAGATACCCCAACTTTCCAATTCAATCTTTCCTTTTTTCTTAAGTCTTGAAAGTGTGGATTTTGCATGTGTTTTAGATATCCCAAAAACTTCAACAACATCATCAGAATTGAAATTGTCATATGTTGCAAAATGTGATAGTATTTTTTGTTGTAAGGTCATATTAATAACTCCTTATATAATTATTTAAGACAATTGCTCATCTTGCACTGTTACTTGCTCCAACAAGTAGCAGTTTCTTTATTCTTCATAAAAGTATTCCTTATAAAATATGAATGTTGCGATACTTGCGAATCCCGCAATCGACCACGCTGTAGTGAAGTATAGAAACGGCATGAGTACAATCGCTAAGACCGTGAAGCACAACACTGCTAATAGGTAGCTTTTATATGTGTCGCTCATTTGATAATCCTCCTAATACCATTTTTTATGCTTTCTGATCAAATACTCTTCCAATTTAGAAATATTAATCAGTGTCCCTGTTGCTGAATAATCAATGTATAAATTTTCTACACCTAAATTATCTTCACGGTAATATTTCAACCAGTTGTATACTGTACTTCTACATACTCCAAACAATTGATGGATTTGTGTAGGTGTTGCGTATAACTTTTTCACAAATTTTTCTTCGCCTCGATATGTGTTTTCTGGTGTTGGTGGTATTATGATTTTTGGCATCTCTATCACTCCTTTAGATAAATGTTAAAGTTTGTTATTATTCGCCCTGTATTGAAGTTCTCTATCTAATGCATAGAAAACTTTGTTTATTTCTAAGTAGCTGTAATCACTTTTTTTAATAAGCTCTAATATTTCCGCTCCTAAGTTACGTTCCTTTTCCGTTAAATAGGATGCAGAAGCATCAGCTTTGCTAGAAACTTGTGGGACGCCTATACGCAATCCTTCTGATCTTGTGTTCATTTGTTTATGCTCCTTTCGTGTATAATGTTGTTATCAACCTAAGGAGGTGATAACATGCCCTTGATATCTGATGAATTTGATACACTTACTAAAGACCAACAATATATCTTGTCCGTACTCTACAAAGATTATTTAGAATGTGTAAAGTTAGGTTCGGTTAAATTAACCTGCAATAATTTTGGAAGTGCTAAAGATATACATACAAAGTATTTTCAAAAACTACATTTTGAAGATGTAAAATACGATTTAAATAAACTTAAAAACTCTGGGTTCCTAAACGGCGTGTATGCTAGTAACACTATTTATCATGTAACAATTTCAGACAAGACTGTTGTTTACTTTGAAAATGAGTTTAAAAACAATTTAAAAAGTATCATTGATAGCATTTCTAAAATTGCTTCAATAATTCCTGGTCTCTAGTTGGGTTTATAACTTCCCAATCATTTGCCATGAGGTCATCGGCTGAAGGTTGCCAATATCTGATAAGGTTTGTCCCATCGCCATTTGAAATGATGCATTGTAAAAAACTATCATTTGTTGGTAATATCTTAGTTCGATGACTTTCTTTCCAATCTTTCCGTGTCATAGAGACAAGATTTTTTGTAGCTATCTTAGTTGCTTCTTGAATGTTCATTTGTTATTCCTCCTTTTAAGATGTGACTTTTTCTTTATTCGAAATCTTCAATTGACAAGGTTTCAATTCGTTTTTGGTAACGATATAAATAGAACTTCTTTAACATGTCATACATTCTGCTAGCTTCATCGTATTCACTTTCTTTTAAATCAGAATTAAGTGTTACACCAAAAGCTGATAATGTAAGTTTTCTAATGAGGTCATGAATTTCACTAGCGTGTGCTTTGTAATTTTCATAACATCCTATTCCGTGTTGATATTTCTTTAAAGATAATGGATGTCCTAAGCCGAGATTGTCAGCACCTCTTAAACGTTCTGTATAAGCAAACTTTTTATTAATTTCATCAAAATCCTTATGACTGATTCTTACTTTGTTGAAAATTGAACCTGAGCCGATTGGTTTCTTGCCATTTATAGCCTCTCTAACTTCTTTCGCTATAATTTCCTTCAACTCTTCTTTGGTTAATGTGATTTGTTCCATAGTGTCCTCCTTTTAAGATGTTTGAGTTTCTTTTGCTCGTTTCATTTTTGAGACGTTTTGATTAAAAAAATAATCATCCATACTTATTTTTAAAACCGTACATATCGCACTGGCTTCATCAATAGTAAAGTTACTTTTATTTTTATTTATCTTTTGACTGAACCTAGCAGGGTTCATACCAATCATAGCTGCAACTTGTTTGTGGGTATATTCACTCTCATCAATGAAATTTCTCAAATTCTGATATCTAACTTTATTCACTTTTTCGTCTTCCTTCCGTCTCATTTATGAGATTACACTAACAACTATACAAGCTGTTTGTTTAGGTGTCAACAAATAAATTTCATTTTTGAGAAATAAATTTGTTAAATGTGTTGCAAAAATGAGAACAAACTTATATAATAAGTTTGTAAAATACAAATTAAGGAGTAAAATAAATGTCAAATTTCCCTAACAACTTAAATACTTTACGAAAGTCTCGTAACTTGTCTTTACAAGAATTAGCAACCAGACTAAATGAAAAATACGAAGTTAAATTTTCAAAAGCATCAATTGACAGATGGGAAAAAGGTCTAACTAGCCCTTCTATGGAACACGCAAGTGCTTTAGCAAATTATTTTAATGTATCTTTAGATGAATTAAGTGGTCTGAAAACTATGGAACCTGACAAACATCAAACTATGGCAGCTCATCTTGAAGGGGAATTAAAACAAGAAGATGTAGACTATATTATGGGATTGATTGACAGATTTAAAAAGAAAGATTAAACAACAAGGGGTAAGATTTTGATGTCGAGATATGAAAAGATATTAATTGAAAATGACCACATAGAAGTAAGGGATTTTGTAGAGCTTCCAGAGGGATATGCAGGTTTTTATTCAGATGGAATTGTGCTTATAGACAATAAATTGTCAGAAACACGTAAGGCTGAAGTACTATACGAAGAACTTGCCCACCATAAGTTGACGTATGGCAACATTTTAGACCAATCGGAGTTCAACAATCGCAAGTTCGAAAATTACGCAAGGCGACACGGCTTTATCTCAGCAGTCCCGTTACGCGAAATTGTGGAAGCTTACAATTATGGTGTACGTAACTTGTATGAGTTGTCTGAGTATCTGCAATTGAGTGAAGAATACATATTAGAAGCAATAGAACAATATAAAAAGATATATGGTATTGGGACTCACTACGGCGAATACTCAATTACATTTGAGCCATTGAGAGTTTTTAAATATAAAGAAATATAAACAAAGGAGAAATTAAAATGAAAAGATTATTAGGTTTAACATTAGCGAGTGCGTTAGTTTTAGGCGCTTGTGGTAGCCACGACGGCGATAAGAAAGAGGAAAGCAAAAAAACTGAAACAAAGAAAGATAACAAAGATAAAAAGAAAGAAACTAAAGAAAAAGCAGAAGCGAAAAAAGAAAATGCTAATCAAAACGATAACAATAATCAAGTAAACAACGAGAACAACACAAACGTTAACAACGATCAACAAACCAATAGACCTTTAACTAAAGACGAAATATCACAAAGAGTAAAAAATGGTCACAATGTTAACGGCATGGTAGATGCAGATGGTAATACTTGGTACCAAGCACAAGGCGCAGGTGACGTTATAGGTTACACAAAACCTGATGGTACACAATGCACAGTTGGTGGTTGTGTCACACCTCAGCAACAAGAACAAATAAACGAAGCTAATTATAAAGAGATGGAAAAATATGGGTATTCTCGTGAAAAATACGATGCAATTCAAAAAGAAGCTTCTAAACTTCAACAACAAAAAGAAAATGGAGAAATAACAGCAGAAGAATTTACTAATAGGTATATAGAATTATACGACTAAGTATCTTACAATCAATTAATTGTATTGTGATTAATAACGTCTATTTAGTGATTTAATATAAATATAAACAAAGGAGAAATTGACATGAAAAAAGCAATCTTAACTTTAAGTCTTATATTTATTACCTACTACCTCACTTTTAAATATATGTGGATTAAAGAATTGAAGTATTAACAGCTTTTTATAGCCCTTTAATATAAAAATCAAAAAACGCCTACTAGTGTAGACGTTGAATGGTGGTGAGAACGTGAGCGAGAATAAAGGAGAAATTAGAAATGGCGAGTCCGGAAGTGATCAAAAATTAACTAGCGGTCAAGTTGAAAGTTTAATCCAAGAACCTAAGAAGAAATAATTAATTTTTTCTTATCGATATATAGATATTCTAAT